AACGCCGTCTGATCTCCTGGGATTTTAGTCACTGGGTTGGAGACAAATTGGCGCTCAACCCCATTCCTCATGTATTTAGGAAGAGGGGAACGCGAACGACCACCATCCATAGGAATCCTATCGCTCGTATAGCTGTTCACAAATGGTTTTACACTGGGGTAATAGCACGCCTCTAAACGATTTGGAGCGTCGGTAAAATCAGTCATGAGTACGTTACCCATGGGATTATCCTCTGTAGGCATCTGACACGAGTTTTCACCTTGTATCGTGTAACCAGCTGTAGTCGTCACCATATTGGACTTATAAAGAACAAAAATGACAGAAAGGACAGTGGCACCCAATACGAAAATACGAGGATCACGGCGAATGAGATAAATAAGACAACACGCATAAATGATGAAACGAGAGGCGGCGTTGATACGATCCTCTGGAGTCTGTTCGTTTGTTGGCCAGAACTGAGAAACTCGATCGGCCCTGATGAGTTGCTGGGGATCGTCAAACCAGACCTTCATTTAGTATAGGTTGAGGTTTATTTTTTGGGCAAGCTACCAAGCATGTTACCCATCATCTTCATGAGCGCATCCTGATTGATTTCACCATCGCCATCTTGCATCTTATCAGCACATTCCTTGGCGATACCTTCGATCATCTTTAGAGTGTCATCGGGAATCGATGTAATCGTGGTACCGAGCATGTACAGAGTCTGAAGATATTGCCAGGTCGCAGATCTGGTGTTGGCCGACATTCGCTCCCAATACGACTTGATATTGAGATCCTTGAGAAACTCAATCGTCTCAATCTCCTTGAGCAAAAACGTTTCATCCTTCGCAGAAATCTTTTCAGCGTATGGGCTAACACCCTTCATATAAGCATCTACGACGAGGCGTGGATTGCTGGACTTCAATACATCGAAAGAAGTCATCATCTTCTTAATGCCTTTTTCCTCTGGAAAAGTCTTGTGCAATTCCACAAGAAATTGACCCATCATGTCGTTAAACGCAGTAACGGACGCCATTTTCTTATTCTAATTGTGTAATCTTTAAGTTTAAAAAGGCTCGTTAGAAATAGCTTCTTTTTGGCCAATACCACCAGACACGATGAAAAACACGAGAATCGCATTGAGAACGGCGGGTTTAGTGTATTTGTTGAGTTCAAGTTTACCCTCGTTGTTGAGGTGCGCCTTCAAATGAATGTAGGCCGCAGTGATACCCCCAGCGATGAGAGCAGCACTCATCGGGTCACGTAAATAATCGGAGAGTTCCATTTAATAATACCTGGGATTTTTTGTACGCTGCTCTGGTGCATCACCAAATAAGACGTCATCGTCGGGTTGCGCCTGAGGCTGGGCCTGAGCTTGGGCCTGAGGCTGTGGTTCCATCTCGGGTTCTGGTTCCATCTCTGGAGCCTGCACACCTGGGACGGTCTTAAATTCATTCTCTAGACCAGTGGGTTCTGGTTCGGGTCCGGACATGTGGTCGGGTTCAGGCTGTGGTTCCATCTCGGGCTCGGGCTCGGGCTCGGGCTCGGGAAAGGGATCAGGTTCGGCACCACCGTCAAAAACGTCTGGATCGACACCATCCTGGATCTCGCCATCTAGAGAAATATCCCGAGTCTCTTGAGCCATATAGGTTTGAAGAATTTGTTGAACTGGGATGAGTTCTTTGACAGTGCTTTCAATCGCAATGGTGAAACGTGCGGTAAGTTTCTCATCCCTCAAATACTCGCTCTGTTCCTCACTGAAAATATAAGGATCTTTGTAGAGGTCTTTCGCAATATTGTTGTAGCACGTCTGAATGAAAACTTCCTCGGTGGGAAGCTTTAGAGAAATCTTCTTGTTATCCGCCTTGAGACGAACCGCAGAGAGAATCTTCGTGCACGCAACAAAAACGGCTGCCAGAAGATCACTAAACCAAGCGCAACGATTGGTGATGTTATCACTATGGTTCTTGGACATTGCGTTTGACCAGTTAGGAACCTCCTTGAGAAGCTGCTGATACATCATAAGAACCTTGCGACCCTTGGATAATTTCACAGCTTCGTTGTACATATCTTGAAACACTTCAATCATAGGTGGGCACATAATGAGACACATCTGCCCCATGTACTCCTTTTTCGCTTCAACGAGAATATTGAGGTTATCCATTTATGATTAAAGTGGGTTTTAAATTGAGATTTTACTACGCACCTCTCCTGTACTGATTAGCCATCTTCTTAAGGTTCATGAGATTTGGAAAATCTCCATCTTCTTCTTCACGCTCTTTCTTTTCCTTCTTCTTTTTGGGGACAAACCAAGAGACGTAAATATCATAGTCACTCACTCGTTTTACAGTAAATCCACCTAATATGAATTGTCGAGCTATATATTTCGCCGCAGCATTCCTGTCGAACACTGGATATCCTAAAAGAAAGGATGGAACTGTCAGGAAAATCTGTTTATGACCATACTCTACAGACTGTTTAATTTTACTCGAAAATTGTTCATAAATTTTCGTGTAAATTTCCTTTCGCATCTGTTTCCTCTTGTCATCAATCTTCGTTACATCATCGATGCTGATCATTACAATTACTGTAATTTATTTTTTACCGAATCCAACTCAGCCTTGGTGGGATAGGCGACTTCTTTAACGAGTTTGTAGTCGATAAACTCTTTACCTGGAGAACCTTCAGCGAAGGCGGAGACGTCACTGGGTACATCCACACCAAGAGGCTGGGATCGAAGCGACACGAGGCGAACCTTTCCATTTTCAACCTCGTACGAAGCGACAACCGAGAAACCAAAGGAGAAACCATCCTTCTTAACGGCCATAAACATACACTCATAAATGTCATTCTCTTCACCTTTATAGTGACGAATGGCAGTCGTTTCTATGATATACGTACAAAGACCAGTACGCCTGGATATTTCTTTATTGGCTTGGAGTACAAACTCTTCGATGTTATCGTTGTCGACACTGGCTTCAACTTCAGTGTATTTAGAAAGATCTGGTCTGGGATCGGTTAACTTCACCACACCAACAGGCTTCGTGTACCCTGAGAAACCAAATGCCTCGGTGAAAGATTCACGAGAAGTCGTGAGAAAAATCACCACGATGAGAAGGATGATCACAATCAAGTAATTCATATTTACTATAATGCGTTAATTTTTTTTTACTAAATACCATATACATAATAGATGTCGCTCCTGATCTACAGTCCGAGATGCAAGCACTCTATGGATGTTATCGAGTATGTGAACAAAGTTCCCCAGCTGAAGCAGCTCGTTCATTATCATAACATCAATACACAGGGCATACCACCAAACTACAGAAATAAGATTACTCGTGTTCCCACCATGCTCACGAAGAATGGTAAAATTCTCGTTGGAAACGAGATCAAGAATTGGCTCGATTCCCTCTTACCGAAAAAGGAGGTTGAGCATTCTGGTATCGGGGCGTTTGGTTGTTCCATGACCAGTCTTGACGGTGGAGAAACTATTGGTGATATGTTTCGCCTCGATGAATATGGTCAATCCCTCCAACCTGCGATGACCAAAGAGCTTGAAGAAAAAATCAATCGAGATGTATCGAAAGGTGTCACATATACAGATTTAAAGATGTAATGCATATGTCAAACTAGATATGAAACTCGTGACTATACAAGCTTCAGCTTTTAAGTCCACATTCGAAGTACTCAAAGATATTCTTAACGATGTGAATATCTATTTTAAACCAGATGGAATGTATGTCGTCACCTTGGATACGGCGAGGACATCTCTCATTGATATGTTTCTCGCCGCCGACAACTTTGAGGAATATCATTGCGACCAGGAAGAAATCGTCGCTGGCATTAACATCTCGAACACTTTCAAACTTCTAAAGACAATCACAAACAATGATGTTCTCAAAATAGCCATCAATTCAAAAGAATATATGGATATTGAAATTATCAGCGAGACTAAAAAAACGAATTCCAAGTTTCAGCTCAAACTGTTGGACATCAATGAAAGTCGTATCGAAGTTCCCGCAGTTGAAATGACAACGATAACTACACTTCCATCGGCAGACTTCCAAAGACTCTGTCGTGACATGTCGAACATCGGTACAGACATCGAAATTCGCCGAGATGGTAAAAACATTCACTTGAAGTGTGACGGTGACTTTGCGAACCAGGAGACGACGATTGAATGTCCAGATGAAAGTCCGACAATCACAGGTTTGTACAGTCTAAAGTACCTGAATATCTTTACAAAGGCGACGAGTATGTGTGCGTCTGTGCAAATTATACAGGAAATTGGAAATAGGTTTTTGATTCTAAAGTATAATGTAGCCAATTTGGGTGAGCTCAAATTTTACCTAGCGACTAAGGTATCTGAAGATCAGTAGTGAAGCCATCTAATGTTGATACAATCTTTTGCAAACCGAGTGTACCTTTGAGAATAATTTTAGGGAATTGTTTTTCAAGAACATCTCGGTCATAATATAAAAAATGCTCGAGTGAAACTTTTTGTCCATGAAAATCATTTCTTGGTCCACTGTACCGCTTCACCTTTTCAGTAATGTTTCGTACTGGTTTGTCATCATGATCGACCACCCACGCACTACTGAATGGGACGCTAAAATGCATAGAATTATCTTCATTATCACCTGGTTTAAAATCAATATCATTTGATATAGCCGTATACTGCTTACCATTAAAGTAGTATCTCACACGAAGAATAATCCATTTAATATTTTGAGGAACCATCGTATGCCTAAATTTCTTACCAGTTGCATTAACATAATACTCATCTAATACTTCATCTTCCCAATCTTTACTTTCATTCAACCAAAATTCATCCTCAATCTGATATTTCATATCATGATCAACTGCATATTCTATCTCTTCGGAGATGATCGAGTAGTCTCTCGGTGTAGTAAGATATTTATAAAAGAAGAAAATACTACTTAAAAGTTTGGTAAGCATTTCTTTACAAGAATGGAAGGTAATTTTTTAAGTAGATATAATAATCGAATAGAAGAATGGACGGAAAAAATCAAGCAAGACCCAAAAAATAAAAACAAATATGAATCTGAAATGGCTGATTACATCATGAAGTGTATGCCATATATGAATCAACACACCGACGAGAGTGAAGAGGTTTCAAACACGGATAATATTTTCAATGTAAAAGAGACGGTTGGTCTTAAGAGGAAAGATATTTTCACGGATTATCTGATTGAAGTTGAAAAACAGAATATACCGAGACCTAGGGAAAAGGTCATGGAGAAGTGTGAAACTTGTCCAGATAGTAACCTACTCCATTTCCACGACACGAGTGATCTCGTGTGTGACTCGTGTGGTGCGATTATAGCTACACTCATCAGTGAAGAACTTACATACAGAGAAGAACAGGAAACTTCGGAGAAAGTTGTCAACTATTCATACAAGAGGGAAAATCATTTTAACGAATGGTTATCACAATTTCAAGCACAAGAGATGACTTCAATCCCCGATGAAGTCATAGAACAGTTGAGAGGAGAACTCAAGAAGATGAAAATCAAAAAATTAGAAGAAATTACACACGCAAAGATTAGAGGTTTGTTAAAGAAATTGAGACTCAATAAATATTACGAACACGTGCCATATATCACGAACATTCTAAATGGCATCAAACCTCCTAGTATGCCCCAAGAATTGGAAGAATATCTACGTATAATGTTCAAAGATATCCAAAAACCATTCGATGACAACTGTCCATCCGAGAGGAAGAATTTCCTCAGTTACTCATACGTCCTTTACAAGTTTTGTGAACTTTTGAGTGAAGATGAATATCTTCAATACTTTCCACTTTTGAAATCGAAGGAGAAGTTATATCAACAAGATGTCATATGGAAAAAAATTTGCCACGATTTAAAATGGGAATTTATTCCGACGGTTTAGATATATGAATTGTCCAAACTATTTTGTGTGTCACAAAACAGTGAAACCTGGATTAAAGGTGTGCACGTCATGTTTTTGGCGATTCAAAAATGAGATTCTCGAATTCAAGATACAAGAATGTCCGAATTGTGGTGGACATGGGGAATGTGTCAAATTTCGAAAGTGTGAACATTTTCTATGTATGAAGTGCTTTGATAAATTATCTACATGTAAAGTATGTCAGGAAAAGTCATAATACCCCTCAGCAACTCTGGTATTCTCAGTGCACATGGTTACGAAGATGTTAGGGAAAAGTCCGAACTTGCACGACACCGTGCGCTCATGCGTGTCGTGCGAGCTGGAGAGCCACCCCTAGGTCTCTTTAGGCGTCTCAACGTTCTCATGATCCTCTTCAAGCGTAAGGATCCCAAACTTTCCAAGATTTTTAAGGCCGACCGTGATTGGGTGCGAGAGAAGTTGCTATGAGAATCATGATAAAAAACGCAAACATGTTGTATGGGTGGTTATTTGTATTAGCCACTTCGTCTCCAACAACTTTCCTGTATACAACTCTGCCTATAATTGCGGCGATGATTACGTGCCACGGTATTTTCAATAGATACAATAGTATTGAAACCAGTACATATCCATTTATATAACCATTTGTAGCGGTATATACATGATTATGCATAAAACCTACATATACATACCTGATCAGTGAAATCAGTAAAGCTAATTTAAAGTTTGAGATGTCCAAGCTGAGCATCTTTGTAATGTCTCAGTATATCTTCAACGGATAAAAAAAATGGACACGTCTCATCTATCATTTTCTGAATTCTGTTGAAGTGACCCAAACACCCACCACCTTGCCAATACCCATCTTTGTTGAAACTTTTCAAAATTTCACTTTTTTTGTTTTGGTCTATATTTTGACCAGTTTTTATCACTATGATCTCACCAGAATCCCAGTCATCGTAGATATATTTAAGTTTGGCGAGACGTGGTTTTCCGTGCGTCACATCCCGTGTGATGTTATCATATTTTGGAAAGTCGGGATGTCTACATTCGAGAAAATATTTATCATCAATCACATTGGCATAATGTTTCGCAGGTATGTTCGTATGTAAAGATAATCCACCATCCCAATATACCCATTCGGGAATGTCACCAGATGTATGAGAAAAGAAAATCAGAATGTCACCAGATTCTGGTTTGTATTCTTCTTTCACACCCGTCAAGAATGTGTGTAGTTTGTACTGAAATAAAGTCACTAACAGAATGCTCAAAGTTGTCACCGTAATTGGGAATGAGAGTAATAGAGTTATAAACAGTAAAGTCATCAAATAAAATTGTGACTTTCTGTCAAAAATCAAAATGTCATTGAATCTTCTCTTTTCAAAATAAAACATTTGATATATAATAATGAAATATTATTATTACATAATATTCTTGTATGTGATTATTTCATTTTACGAATGGTTTCTCCATCGCCATATTATGCACGGAGATCCAGAGTTCTTGAAAAAAATTCCAGGGATCGGTTCGTACATGGCCGAAACGGCGAGACATCATCTCGATCATCATAAAATTGTGAACATCGACATGACTCTAAAGAAGACTGGTCATACAACTGGAGTTTATTTTACCTGGAGTGTGACTTTGATTTTCATTCTCATAACATTGGCTCATGTGTGGAAAATTGTACCAATGCCTGTTGTCGTCACAATTATCGCAGTATTTATTCATAACATCCTATGGAATAATTGGCATACCAGATTTCATGATTACCAACAAAATGTGACACTAACACAGGGTCTTCCAAAACTGGGTTTATTCCCAAATGGTTTCGTATATGATTACCTTTGGAAATATCATACTATTCATCACTCCCAAAAGGGTGAAAAATACAACTTCAATATCATCTTTCCACTTTTCGACCACGTTTTCGGTACTCTCGGGGATGCCTCTTGTATCGATAACACGGAATATTGTAAGAAGAATCACCAAGATGATAGATGTTACCAGAAACAACATCACTGTTTCACGGATAAAGATATCATTCGATGATTAATGAAATGATTTTAATCGACCGTATCATTCGATTTCTGAAAAAGGATGTTTACCTACCACTTAAATGTTATGCGAACAAGAGACAGTTCACAAATCCAAGAGATCATTGCACATGTAAGAATTTCTGTAGGAAACCTCCGAGTGGGGGTACCCCAGTGTATCTAGAAATTCAACCTAAGTATGAAACAAAATATAGATATCAATGATGAACGACGAACCAGCGCTCCTCGCTCTATATGAGTTGGAATACCACGTACTCCCCCATCTAGAGACGATCAATCAAGATGACCCAGCGGTACAGCACTGTCTCGAAGAAGCTCGGATACTTCTTCGTAGGGCACAAGATATTCTTCAAGCGGCTGTAATGAATCCGCAGACACACTATGCGGAATCTCAAAGGTTCTACCATAATCTGGTTCGCATTCTTCCATTGATGGTGGCGCTTGAATCTTACGCACCTCCACCTCCCGATCTGGATGAGGTGGGTAGTTTACCAGATACGCTACCTTCAGACCTGTCAGATGAAGATAATTTTGACCCTGCAACTCCGCCGCGTCATTTAGAGTCTTAATAGTCTTGAACTCTAGAACAATTTCATTATTAATAATGATGTCCGCTCGTAAATTTCCAATCACATGACCTTTGAATGGAATGGGAATAATTCGCTCAGATTCGTATGAAATCCCATTTTCCCTTAATAAAACTTCCATCGCATTGTGATACACTCTTTCACTGTACCCAGGTCCCAATTGAGAATATATCTCCCGAGCAAATGCCTCGATTTCCATTGAAGACTCATCAAATTTATTCTTTATTTAATATAAGATGGTGAATCGTATGAACATCAATAAGCCCCCAGTTGAAAAAAGGAAATCATCGAATAATCTCACCACGATGTTCAATACGAATAAAAAAATTTTAAAACAAAGAAAACTTATCAGAAATTTACCACCACTCCCAGCAGGTCTTGGTATGTCTTGTACCCGACCGGGTTACATAAGATATCTGAATGAGATACAAAAGTATTTCGAAAATCGACGCTACAACGGTCGAAGAATACACGTGCGTTTTATGGAGTATCACGACGACATGAAAATGGGTGCAATTGCGAACAAGTCATCCCAAATAATAAATGGAAACCCATATATCACCTTCAGTAACAATAGTACACCATTTCCCCAAATAAACGCCAACCCAACTGGCATTTATTATTTCATAATAACAGCTCAAAAGCGTGAGGGTGGTGTAGCCCACGCCATTAATGTCCTCGTCGATCCAAACCGCCTCAACCCAAGGATTTGGGCTTTTGATCCACATGGAGCAAGTTCCATGAACTCGAATGGCTTCGGAAGTCTTTTACGATCTAAAATTTTACCGAGCATCAAGAAATTGTTTGGAAACATTTTAGTAAATCGAACCAATGTCAGAACAATGATTTATAATGGTCCAAATTTACAGGCCAGAAATGTGAGAGGTGTGTGTACGACATTTCATATAAGTTTCTCCGAAGTACTCCTCGATCTTCTGAACGAGAAGATCACAATTTCTGATCTGGGGCGAATCATACCCAACAACCCAAACTTTAGGTCTTGGTTTTTAAATCGACCAGGCCCACTTCAGAATGTCATAAACAAAGAAGTGACAAAAGTAAACTTGCCAATATCTCCTATGAAAATGACGATGGGTAGAAGTAACAAACTTAAAAAAGTTCTACGTAAACGATAGTATGTTTATCTCGTGTGTATCTAGACGAGTGCATCTACCACCCCGACTCATCAAAGACCTTCAAGAGGTGAATAAACTTTCATCCAAGAATAGATGGGAATATGGAGGTAAAGTGAAATTTGATAAGTCTACATACAAAGGACTGACCTATACCACATCAAAAGAACGAACACGTATCGATGCATTAGCTTTAGAAAATGAATGGAATGCCCCTGTGACCTACCACACACATCCAAGTATTACAAACGTTCCCACCGACCATGGATGTTGGGACATTTTTACCACTCTCCCAAGCAGTGCAGATTTTGAAGCATATATCAAAGGATTTCCAGATATGCAGGTAAACATCATCACAGATGCTCATGGATACTACGTGATAAATGTCCTAGAGGCTGTAAAAATGCGTACATGCCCCTTACCACGAAGTGTCGCAACCGAAATGACCACACTACGATTTGAAGACTTTTTATATGAACGTAGTTTTGGAGAAGATGGGTGTGAATATTTTGCGACAACGTTGAGAGATTGGAAATGTTTTATCAATGAAGAACTCGCTCCACGTCTCATGGAATTATATGGAATTTCCATTCATTACTACGGGTACGATGACGTACCACCCACGGTCATTGTAGACGCATGATTGAATCTTCCAGTTCATCAACTTCATACCAAGCCCAATGACACTCCGAAGAATTTTTATCCAATTCACAAATCTCCTGTGCTTCTTTTATCGCTTCTGTGAAACGAAAACGAAGTCTCAGATTTTCCTTAATTTTAGGAACCTCAACTATTGAAGATTTTCGATACATCCCCTCCAGAACATTTTTTCGAGTTTTGGCTAACTTTATTTTGTATAAATTATTTTCAGAAAATGTTGCAATGCATTTCATAGTATAAACGTGTATAAAGATTTTAAGTCACTTATGATTACAAATGTCCTCGTATAACGTCGAACCTTGCAACTTCAAATACCGTGTATCTTCCCTCGAGAAGGTTGTTGATGGAGACACGATTGATGTCAATATTGATCTCGGCTTCGATGTTTGCACGAAACAACGTGTACGTCTTTTGGGCATCGATACCCCTGAATCTCGCACTTCGGACCAGGAAGAGAAGAAGTTTGGTCTCCTCTCGAAGAAGAAGCTCAAAGAGTGGTGTCTAAAGGCGGTCGCATCTGAGAAGGATGATATCGAGATCGAACTCAGATGCCCCGAGGCTGACTCTAGAGGTAAGTTTGGTCGAGTACTTGCTGAGGTTTGGGTATGTGAGGAGGGTATCTGGACCAACGTCAACAAGTGGATGTGTGACAATGGGTATGCCGTGCCATATGGGGCTGAGAACAAGGCTCTCGTCCAAGATCTTCACATGGCCAATAGGGAGAAAGTGAGGGATCAGCTGTAAGGATACTTCCTCACCCATAAATTACAAATCCATTTTTCACCAGACTTTACAGGTTTCCCACCATGTAAAGCCTTGGACGTACCGAGTTCATAGTTATCAAGTATATCGAAGAAGAGAGCATCACCCGCATTGAGTTTATATTGATTACCCAAATTGGGGAATTCAGTCTCACCACCTTCATATTCATCGTTAAGTGCGAGAATGAAGGTGTATAGACGAGGGTTACTACCATCGTTTATTGAATCTTGGTGAGGATTGTAATACCCACCAGGTTT